TATTTATTTAAAATAAATCGGAGTTTATTGGATTTTAATTATAGTTTTAAATTTATTTTAATAAAAGTATATGAAAACATTATCATTTTTGTATTCTATTTTTTCCCGGTTTGAGGCCCGGGGCCGTAAGTGATCGCGCCCGGGTCTTCGAGCGCCAAGTCAGTCGATCTGCGGGGGTACTTTTTTACAATCGGACATAGTACGCTAGCATTTTGTATTATATATAGGAAATAATTTGTAAAAAAATATAAACATTTGTAGAATACCAATAAATACAATATGCCAATATGTCGGATATTGTTTACAGGAGCTGTAATTCATTGTAGTATTATGGTATAGTATTAACGTGGGCGGGGCGGTTCTCATCCTAGGCTAGTCAATCGTCCTTGTCCACACCATTAAGGAGTAAGAATGTCTAAAGGTGGCGCACGTCCAGGAGCTGGTAGGCCTAAAGGTCAGGCTAATAAGCGATCCAAGGAGATAGCAGAAAGACTGGAACAACTAAATTGTGATCCTATTGAAGGTATGGCGATGATCGCGAATGATACTTCGCTTGATCATGGTTTGCGTTTAACTGCATTTAAGGAACTTGCACAATATGTCGCGCCTAAAAGAAAAGCTGTTGATGTTGATGCAAGCATCGATGGTAACGTAAGTATTGAGGTAGTAAAGTTTAGTGATATTGTAAATGAAGATACAAGTACCGAGTGATTGGAAACCTCGTCCGTATCAAATGCCCATGTGGGAATTTTTTGAGGGCGGCGGAAAAAGAGCAGTTTGCGTTTGGCATCGAAGAGCCGGTAAAGACTTATGCAGCATAAATTGGTGTGCTGTTTCTGCGATGACAAGGCCAGGACTATACTGGCATCTCTTTCCTACTTATAACCAGGGAAGAAAGATTGCATGGGATGGTATGACTAGAGACGGCCGTAAGTTTTTAGATCACTTTCCTAAACAAATGCACGAAGCTGTTAATAATACGGAGATGAGATTAACGTTAAAGAATGGGTCAATCTATCAAGTTGTGGGAACCGATAATGTCGACAGACTCGTTGGAGCAAATCCTGTTGGAGTCGTGTTTTCAGAGTACTCACTGCAAGATCCTCGTGCCTGGGATTACATACGTCCCATCTTGGCTGAAAATGGAGGATGGGCATTATTCATTTATACAGCTAGAGGTAGAAACCATGGATATGATCTTCTTAATATAGCTAAGAAAAACGAAACTTGGTTCCAACAAGTTTTATCTGTCGAAGACACTCGGGCAATCCCAATATCTGCTGTTGATGAGGAACGTGCAGCAGGTATGCCCGAGGAAATGATACAACAAGAATTCTTCTGTTCATTTGATGCTCCGCTAGTCGGTTCGTATTATGGTAACGCCATGGCTAGGTTGTTAGCTGACCAACATCTAACCAAGGTCCCGTACGAACCGACACTCGATGTACATACGTCGTGGGACTTGGGTGTAGGTGATTCGACCGTGATTATATTCTTCCAAATGCATCACAATGAAGTACGTATAATAGATTATTATGAAAATCAAGGGGAAGGTTTGGCTCACTACATTAAAATCGTTAGGGAGAAGGAATATGTCTATGGAGACCACTTTGCTCCTCATGATATTAAGGTACGAGATCTAAGTACAGGTAAATCTAGAATAGAGATTGCTAGAGAATTAGGCATAAGGTTTAGAGTTGTAGCTAATTTAAGAATAGAAGACGGTATAGAAGCTGTCAGGTCTATATTACCCCGTTGTTATATGGACGAAAATAAATGTAATCACTTAATAGAAGCATTAAGACAATATAGAAAAGATTTTGATGATAAGAATAAAACATTTAGAGATAGGCCGCTGCATGACTGGACCTCGCACCCCGCAGATGCTATGAGGTACTTAGCTCTAGGAATCAGAGACCGTATCAACAAGAATGTTGCAAAATTACCACGTCAAGCAGAACAGGAGTACAATGTCTTCGGGGATTATAACATATCGTCCATTTAATTTAGATGATTTGCCAGCAATGGTAGAATTAGGGCGACAAATGCATGCAGAATCTAATTATAGTCATTTAGATTATGATCCAGCTAAATTAGACTTAATGGCAGCAACTTGGCTCGCTAATCCTGAGATTTACTTTGCAGATATAGCAATCTGCGAAAATAAGATATTTGCGATGTACGTTGGGTTCATTTCAGAGTATTATTTCGGTAAGGACCTAGTAGCGAATGATTGTTTGCTGTTTGTCGATAAGTCTAAACGTGGCGGCGTGGCTGCAATTAGATTAATAAAACGATTTCAGCAATGGGCATTTGATAAAGGTGCTAGTGAAGTTAGACCTGCTACGTCTACGGGCGTTCAGACTGAAGACACGAAAAAATTGTACGAAGCTCTTGGTTATGATACCGTGGGTTACGTATTTAGGAAATGTAAACTATAAGGAGGCTTATTATGTGCGGAGGCGGATCACGACCAGCTCCCCCACCACCACCACCAGCTCCAAAGCCGGTGGATACGGGTCCTTCAGTAACAGAGCTTACTGAAAGCGAAAAGAAACGTAAGGGGAAAGGTTCAACAGTATTAACCGATACGGAAGCGCAAAAGATGGAGCAAATCAAGAAGAAGAAACTTCTTGGTGGCGCATCTGAACCACTTGGTAAATACTAATGAAGCAGCAAGTCAACCAAATATTAAAGCGGTTGGAACAACTAGAATCTTTTAGAGCTCCCTGGGAGACACTCTGGCAAGATTGTACAGACTTTGTAAATCCTCGCCGGGGTGACTTCCAGACCAAACAAGCAAGGGGATCTCGAGCTAGATTCGATAAAGTATTTGATTCTACCGCTCCACTGGCAAACGAGCAGCTAGCATCTGGCTTGCACGGACACTTGACTAATGTGGCTGAAAGATGGTTTCATCTTAGAGTCCCAGGTCAAAATTCGTCTGCAGGTACTCATGCTTGGTTGCAGCAAGCAGTGGGGATTATGTTTGACAAAGTATTTAACATTGCAGAGTCTAACTTCATAACCTCAGTACATGAATTATACTTAGATTTAGGTGCTTATGGAACCGCTGTAATATTTGTTGAAGATAAACCTGGTAAACCTATAGGTTTTAGATCATTCCACTTAGCTGATTGTTATGTAGCTGAAAATCACGAAGGCGTAGTAGATACGGTATATCGTAGATATAAGCATACAGCCAGACAACTAATGCAGCTATATGCTGATGTACTTCCTGAAAAGATAAAAGAAATAGCTACTAAGCAACCGTTTCAAGAATTTACTTGTGTTCACGCAGTTGAGCCAAGAGCTGATTTAGATTATGGCAAAAAAGATAAAAACAATATGCCATTTAAATCATGTTACGTTTTAGTTGAAGAACAAATAATGTTAAAAGAGGGTGGATTCCAAGAGTTTCCTTATATGGTACCTCGTTGGAGTAAAACCTCAGGTGAAGTTTACGGTCGATCGCCATCAATGATGTGTATGCCAGATATTAAGATGGTAAACGAAATGATGAAGACGACTATTAGAGCTGCTCAAAAAGCAACTGATCCTCCCCTACTGGTTCCAGACGATGGTTTTATGATGCCACTAAGGACGGTTCCTGGTGGTCTAAACTACTATCGTTCTGGTACGCCAGATAAAGTAGAACCATTAATCGGTGGTGAGAGACCAGATGTAGGTTTAGATTTTATAGAATCTAGACGTGAACATATTAAAAAAGCATTTCATGTAGATTGGTTACAAATGAGGGAAGGTCCTCAAATGACTGCTACAGAAGTAATGCAGCGTCAAGAAGAGAAAATGAGATTGATGGGACCAATGGTTGGTAGATTACAATCCGAGTTCCTTGGCCCTATGATTACTCGTGTATTTCAATTAATGATGCGTAGAAAAGAATTACCGCCAGTACCCCAAGAGCTTGAAGGTATTGACTTACAACTTGATTATGTTTCACCTGTAGCAAGAGCACAAAAAGCACAGGCAGTATTTAACTTTTCTAGATTTATGGAACAAATGATACCACTTGCTAACGTGAAGCCAGAGATCTTTGATAATATAGATGCTGATGCTACGTTTAGATGGGCTCATAAAACATTAGATGCTCCGGTAGAAACGCTTACAAATCCTGACCAGGTGCAAGAAATTAGACAACAAAAAGCAGAACAAATGCAACAAATGGAAGAAAGAGGCGCTATGGCGCAAGATGCTGCAACAGCTAAAGATATGGCTAAAGCAGCTAAAGACGTTGGTATGGAAGAAATGGTAGGAGGTGCACTTGGCGGACAAGCCCAGTAAACCTAGTGAATTACACGCAAGCTATCGAGCTGTGTTTGATACAGCAGATGGTAAGCGAGTATTGAATCATCTATGTAAAGTAGGTTTTGTAAATGATGCAACCTATGTAAGTGGTGATTCACACGAAACTGCGCATCGTGAAGGTATGCGTAGAGTTGTAATAAGTATCTTGAGGTTTATCGATAGAGATCCTCAAGAGTTTCTTAACTTAGAAAAGGAGGCTATAGATGAGTGAAGAAGCAGTCGCGTCCGTAGAAGCGCCGCAGCCAGTAGCAGATACTGGTGGAGCAGAAGCGGGTAGCCCGGCAGTTGTTGATTGGAAGGCATCGTTAAGCGAAGACCTAAGAAATGACCCAAGCCTGGCAAGTATAAATGACGTAGCTAGTCTTGCAAAAGGCTATGTGCATGGTCAAAAAATGATAGGTGCAGACAAGATCGTTATTCCTAAAGATGACGCATCACCAGAAGAAATGAATGAGTTTTATAATCGTCTGGGTCGGCCTGAAAAATATGAGATAACTAAACCACAACTGGCTGAAGGTCTTGAATATAATACTGATATGGAAACAAAGATGCTAGGCGTCTTACATGAAGCTGGTTTATCTAACGCGCAAGCTAATAAAGTATTTGCTGGTTATATGGATTACATTGGTAATGTCCATACTGAAAACACCAATAATATGGCTATGCAGCGTGAAAGCTGGGATAAAGAAATACGACAAGAGTTTGGCAAGGCTTATGACGAGCGAGTTGATCTTGCTCAACGTGCTGCAGCTGAATTTGGTGGTGAACCATTTCAACAATGGCTAGATGACTCTGGTATGGGTGATCATCCAATGATGATTAAGATGTTTGCTAAGATTGGTCAATCAATGATGGAATCAGGTATTGAACCAACTGGTGAATCATCTCAGTTTACATTGACTCCTGATGCTGCACGTCAAGAGATCGCTAGATTACAACGTGATCCTAACTTTATGAAGCAGTATAATGATTCAGAAGTAGATGGCCATCAACAAGCAATAGAAAAGATGAGAGATCTCTTTGCTTATGCTTATCCGGAGGATATAAATGGCTAAAACTAAAATGGGATTATGGGCTAATATACATGCTAAACGAAAGCGTATAGCAGCCGGTAGTGGTGAAAAA